TACTCAGTTCTATTGGGTAAACCAGCAACACTAGTATATGCATCACATAAGAAGTTCAAAGTCTTTGAGTTGGATGAAGAAACTATTATGAGAAACTATGCATCTATGATAAACTCTTTTGAATCTCTTGAAACATTTATGGCGAATGTACCTAACACGAAAACATTTAAGCAAATGATACCACTAAATACAGATGGGTTTAAATGGAGTCAGGAGGATCGTGATAATGCGAAAGAGATTTGGAACGACTAATGGCACAAAGCGATTAGGATTAACACAAATAGCGAGGAAAATAAAAATGGAAATGAATAAATCAGTAGGTACTGTAGATTACATATCAGCACCGAAGCCAGGTAAAGATCAATGGTTTATGCCTGTGGTACTAAATCAAAGTGGAACTAAGATAAAGTTCTATTGTAAGTTTGATCCACAAGTATCAGTTGGTGATGAAGTATTGGTACACTATGGACAAGAACGAAATGGTAATGCTACTGCATTCAAAGTAGAAAAACCTGATAGAGATGTAAGCGAAACAGAATCAACTCCTGTATCAAAACCAACACCTAACAAATCATCAGCGTTACCTGAAGATATGATAGCTGTAGGATTGGCTGGTCGAATCACCGAAGTAGTTATGACACTGCATCATGAGAAAGGTGTTCAGATGAAAGATCCAGTAGCAGAGATTGCTAAATGGATTAGTATAGGTCAAGATGCATACAAGAAAGCAACTCAGTCTAATACTATACAGGATATACAAGATGCATTCCCTGGTGCGACTGTAGAGAAAACAGATGATGACATTGATGATGATGTACCATTCTAGAAAGGAGTAACTATGACAATCATTACAAGAGAGGGTATGGAGAAAGCTCTCCAACAAAACTACGACAATGAAGATACTGAAGCAGAACACATAGCTCAAGCTAGTTATGTAAAAGAATACTTACGAACTATATTAGCTGAGCAAGTATTCAAAGCTCCTGCTGATTTATCAGGTGCAATGAAAGAACATTGGGCTAGACAAACTGACGAATACAAACAACATCTATTGGCTATGAAACAATCTATCTTTAGTAAAGAAAAAGATAACTTTCGTAGAAAAGATAATGATATGTATTGTTCTCAGTTTCAATCACTTACTAAAGCTGGTGCATTGTGACCGATCCTTTAGTAAAAAAAATATGTATGCGGATGTTAGAAAGATCTAATGAAGGCATAATAAAATATGGCAATACTATGCGTACTGCTGAGAAACCAACCATAGATTGGATAACAGATACTCAAGAAGAATTACTTGATGCTGTAGTCTATCTAGAAAAAGTAAAGGAAAAGATGTGTTCGTGATATCAGAAGAAAAATTATGGGTAGGCGTAATTGAACAAGCTTTTCAGGACGCACAGCGACCGGAAAAGATACGAACCAGGGTAGGAGATCTAATAGATAGTAAAGAATTACACTCTATTACAACTGCTAGAGTTTGGTTAGATAGTGGATCAGAAGATTTCTATAACGTATGTCGATTAGCCAACCTTGAACCTTCTTGGGTAGAACGGAAATGGAATGAAGTTAAATCTGGTATTGATAATGCTCGTTCCAAATGGAACAAACGATTTACTAATTCATAATTTTATCACAGTGCTTAACGCCTGTTTGATCAACAGTCATCATACATCTTTCTAGTGTACAAGTATATTGTACCTGATCACCTGAGTTTCTTTCAGCTATACGTCTAGCTTCCAAACACTTTCCAATATTTTCTTGATGATACCAACCCTCAATGTATTTTTTATCACCGTCATATATATACAGGGATAGAATGATTACGGTTTCAATGATTCCCATTTTTCTTTTCTTCCAAATCTATAATACGTTCTTCATGAAACTGTATAACCATATCATTCTTTTGAATCATAGGTATTTCTAATTCCATTTGTTCTTTTAGTTTATCTACATTCGTAGCTAAAAACTCTACCAACATAAATAATTCTTGTATCTGTGGTGATACCATATCGCCTTTCGGTACACCTTCTATAAACTCATTGGCTGCATCTAAATCTTTATCAATTAATTGTAGTTGAGTTTCAATACTGTTAAGTCTTTCAATGACACCAAATGCAAACCAAGCACCAACAGCTACTGCTCCAATAATACTAATAAGATTACGCATAGGCATACTGATTGCAGTATCATCAGATATCTTCATACTTCTTCTCCATACCTGGACTCACAGAAAAACTCAAAACCTTTTAATGATTCACCATATGTAATTATGTGTGGTGTAAGTAATTCCATTTTATGCTGTGAAATGTATTCATGACATTCCCAAGTATCTTTAAATGTTTCAGCTTGAAACTCTCTATGTAATTGCTGATCTACACCATGAAATGATAATATTATTGTAACAACAAACCACATTATTTTTTACCAAAGAACTTAGTTGCTCCTTTGATACCAAATGATGCAGATACAATTACACCTAGTGTATATTTGTACCAGTCAGGAGTCATTGCAAGAGCTGCAAACCCACGTTCAACATACTCCACAGTAAAAGGAAGAAAGCACAAGAGTAGAGGAATCGAAAATAAAATAGTGAGGTACTCGTCTTTCCAAGATTCTTTACTTCCTTTAATAGCTTCAACATCCCAATCAATCTCCCCTTTAATTTGTTTAGACATTAACTCAGTTTCAGCTTTTATCTTTGTAAGTTTCTGTTCAGCTTTAGCTTTGCGTGTTTCAATAACGCCACCTACAACTTCACTAGCAACACCAAGTAATGGTTTAATTAACATTTGTAACATAGTTTAATCTTTCTTTTTAATTGCTCCTGCAGTTGCAATACTAGATAGACTTGTAAGTAAAGTTATTCCAGCACCTTGTATTTCAGGATATGTACGCAATATTTCTTTTCTTGCAGTAGGATCTAATAATCTTTTAAAGATTAACTTTCTTTGATCTGGTTTCATATTTAGTAATAATGTTTCAAGTTTATCTACTGAGACTGTACTACCAAATGGTTTTGCAGTAGATGACATAGCATATGTTTCTACTCCAGGTATAAGTTCTTTACCTTCTTCTAATTTTTTTTTAACTGTTGAATATCTATATACACCTTCAGCTCTTTCTTTTGATGTTAATGGTAAATTAATTTTTCTACCACCTTCATACATAGTACCAAGTGTTTCACCAGCAGGATTAGTTACTGTCATTAACTTAGGATCTCTACCTTCAAATTTTTGTATTCTTGATACATCACTTCTAGCAGAATCTACAGCTGCTTTTCTAAATGGTACTTCTGTTTTTTTTACAACAGGAAAAACATTACTCGCAGTAGATGCGTATTGTGGTTGAACTTTTCCTATATTGTAATACAAACCTTGATCAATTGATGGACTAACAATTGGATAATTATCTACTCTAGTTGCATCAACTTTTCTAACATTAGAAGGTGTTGGTAGTCTACCTTTTGGTATAGCAGCTCCAGCTCCAAAGAAAGGCATTTGATATATACCTTTTAAATCTCTAGTTAATCTTTCATCACCAACAATATCACCAGCTGCACCAGCTACTCCATAAGCAGCAGTGTTTAAACCTCTTAACGCAAGATCACCAACACTTGCTATACTTTGTAATAGCGGTGTATACATACCTGCATATTCTTTTACACTTGCATATGTATCAGGATCCATACCTATTGGATTATCTAAATCTAACCCTTCAACAATGCCTTGCATTGCGAGTTTTCTTTCAACCATGTTTGTCCTTAAATGTTTTGTATTATCGTGCTTAGTTCTAAGCATCTTTCAGGGGTTTGTTTAAACCACCGAGAGTCTCTCATTTCAACTGCAGCTTGTCGGAAGTCACATTCTCCCATAGCTTTAAACATATTCTTAAATTTACCTACTCCAGCTTGTCCTAGCTGAAAACACATCTCAATCAATACACCCTGTAATATACCTTTTTTATTCTTAGGTAGGTCAGAGTATAGAGTGTTCTCTAAATGTTCTTCTATGAGCTTATTTGCCCCCTTTAAAGCGATATCAAAGTCCTTATCAAATAGCTCTTGCCAACCTTCTACAGATTCTGGTATTTCTTCACCACCTAATATCTTATGCCCCCAACCACCAGTAAGGAATCCAAGGGTATCTTTATAGGGTTCTAATCTATAGCCTTCATGGGCTTTGATTCTAGCTTTAACAATATCCATTAGTCGAGATAGTATGATTTCAGTAGTTCATCTACTATTAATCCTTGGATTGTAGATGCTGAGCCATCTCCTCTACGAGGTGCAGCAGTTGCCATTCTTTCAAGTGACTTATCTAAATTCTTTCTTATTTGTAATCGTTCAGTAATATCATTAGATAGATCAATCAACATATCACTAAATGTAGTTCCTTGTTTCATGTCACTCCAGATACGTACCACTCTAGGTAACATATCTTTAGGATCATAACCTATAT